GGCACGCCAGTTTCTTCTTCGATACGAGTAATTGTACCAGTTTGCTTCTGATAGGCAACTTGAAATACTCTATTAGTTCTCTCATTTAATTGGACTACCCCTGTAGCACCAATAGTAGGAAACACAACCCGACCACCAACTTGTTGAGGGATTTTGAATGAGTAAAACATTTCACGCTCGCAAGACAACTCTCCACCGAGAGTACCAGCAGAACGAGAAGGAACACCAGCTGAACTATAACCAAGATCAAGGTGCATAACGAACATAGGAATTCGACCAAAGCGTTGAGTATCTAAAAACTTTGGGCCAGTCCAGCAATTGGCAACATTCACATGTTGACCAGTAGGTCCATTAACCTTATACTCAAAAGTTTGACCAGGTTCAATAACAAAAGTACTTTCCTCCGCATTCCATGCTTTCTTAAAGTTAGGACATTCCAATGGGCTTTGCAAATACATCTCGGGAGCAAAGTTATTAACATTCACTCCCTGATCAGTAAGAGCTTGCAAACCATTCTTCCAAGTAGTATAGGGATCACTATACACAGGTGTGGCGGTATTACCAGTACCACCAATAGTATCATCTACGACAATACCAGACTCCGCCATTGGAACTTTAGGAGCACAGAGATAAGCTTTCATCTTAATTGTACGTTGAGTATTATTTTTGAATCGATAAATCTCATGACAACGTTTCAGAAAGAAATCAATGTTATTAGCAGCATTAGTCATATTGACTGGCTTAGCATTCTGAGTACCAAAATACTGACCAATAGTACCAACAGTGTTAATGCCGCGCAAATTCTGGCTATCAGCCTTTTCATTCCACAAAACAGAAATCATATGAATCATCTGGGCTACATTAGCAAGACCACCATAATTATCAGACGCAAAAAAAGCAGGGCCAACATTATAAACACCAGGGATTACAATAACTTGTTGACCATCAACAAAAGATGAGGAAATCACTTGGCCCTTCGAAAATTGACGCCAAGTCCCATGAAGAGACTGACCATCCTTTTCCAAAGCCTTTTCAACCATAGAACGAAACTTTTTAGAAACATGCACTTTGGGTTCTTTCTTGAACCCAACTTTCTTATTGTGATGATGGTCAGATGTAACACCACGAGTAGTTTGAGCAGTATCGTCACCAATGGCAGAATCAACTGACATTGATGGATTTGAGTATTCTTGAACAATACTACGAGCAGCACCCCAAGCAGCACCAGTAGCACTACCCGAAAAGATACCAGGGGCAGCACCACGAACAGCAGCACGAACATATCGTCCAGCAGTATGACTAGATGAGGATCTAGAAGACCCAGACCTTAAAGAGTAACCAGTGGAATGATGACTACGGGCGGAAGAAGAGACAGAACCTCTTCGAGAAACACTATCACCAGGGGTAAGATAAGGGTGATGATGATGAGAACGAGCCATAATAATTTAATTTTATTTTAGTAAACTACCCTACCCTAACCCTAAGGGTTATAAGGTGCGGGTGTGAGTTGGGTACGAGGGTTGGTAAGGGGGGGGTTAAAGTCCAACACACTTTTGCGTGGCCTACCGGGGGTTTCTGCGAAGTCATGACCTAGCCCTAACCCTAACCCTAACCCTAACCCTAACCCTAACGTTTAGACTTAGATTTAAACCCTAAACGATACCCCCCACGGGGGGGGTATCGGGGTCCGAGATTAGGCACGAACTTGTTAGGAGCCACCTTCTTAACATTGCCACAAGCATAGCAGCGTTTATAGCTAACAGGATTAAGCTTATTATTGTATTTACGTCCATAGGCCATTTGATTAACTTAAACTTTTTTGGTTTAAGATTATTTATTCGAATTCCTCAACTTGTAATCGGCGTAGTAAGGCATTAAGTGTTTCTTGATCACATTCAGGATACCAACGATCTGGCGGAATATTAGAAGTTATCCAGATTTTGGTCGCACAAAAGGGCCGACTACTTCCTTTGATCTCCACGCGAACTGGGTAGCGATCAAGCCATCGAAGTAAATGGGAAATGTCGATACCTCCTCGAAATTCATCAATAACAACACATTCTTGAGTTTGGTAACCGTCCCAAAACTTGGTTCGAGGATCTTTACCGTAAGCTTCCAGACCCGCTTCATCCCAAGCGCGTCGAGACTTTCCAGTTCCAGTACGTCCCCAGAAGACAAAGCACTCCCTTTCCATTCCGACTGCTGTTGAATAATCTGAGCCAATGGCTCGAATGGTCCGGTAATTAACCACACGAACATTCGCGGGGATGGCTTCCATATTTCCGGACTGGGCGGCGGACCAAACAGACTCCCACTCGACCCGTGAGTTTCGTTGAAAGGGCTTGGCTCCAAAAACGAATCCGGTACCATCCACTCGGGTGTCTTCTTTTTGGACATAGTCACAGGCGGCACTGCTACGGGAGAGCTCGGCATGCACGGTAGTTCCGAAGGTTGATTTGACTCCGGCAAGAGACTGTTTGGATTTGAAGGCGCAGAGGAGTTGCCAGTGTAGGTACCCTGTCGTGGGAGCTTTTTCAAGTTGTCCAATAAGGTACGAGCAGTTCGGGGGGCAGTATGGTAGGAAGTCATGTTGAGGGATAGTAAGTAGCCAGAATATGCCTTGACGTCTTGACATGAAGAGGTACAAGGAAATGCTGGCTATTTAAATCATTTTCAATGACGACGCATCGGATCGGGTCCTTGACGCGTCACGTCGATGACTCAACATTTCGGCTAAAAGTTTATACGAGTTTATTGCGCAATCTCTGTGCGAGAATTGAGAACCGCTATTAGTAAGTAACACTGAATAGCGGTTCTCAAATGGCTGCATCAGGCACGCCAGTTTCTTCTTCGATACGAGTAATTGTACCAGTTTGCTTCTGATAGGCAACTTGAAATACTCTATTAGTTCTCTCATTTAATTGGACTACCCCTGTAGCACCAATAGTAGGAAACACAA